ACAGAAACATATCGTGACCCTGACAGCTTTGCTGACATTGTTCGTGGTATGCATCTATATGGTCGCAAAATCCTACGCCCTGAAGCGTTGGTTAATGCGCTTTACAACTTGCGATAGGGAGGACTAATTAATGGCACTTGGTGACAACACTTTAGCTTCTGCACGTGGTAACTCACAACGTGGTCGCAATCCATATATGGTTCAAACTGAACTAAATATGGCAACAGCATTATCAGATAAAGGTTCTGCACTAGCTGCAGGTGATCCTATTCCAGTAATAGCTGTTGAAAAAGGTACTATGATCCTCAATGCAGGTCTTGAAGTCGTAACAGCTACAAGCGCAGGTACATCTACTTGCGATCTTGGAACTGGTGTAGATGCAGATGCTTTCGTTGATGGTTTTAATAGCGCATCTGGTACTGCTGCAGGAACTCTTTCACAGAACCCTGCTGCGTTCCAACCTATTATGTGTGTGGCAAATGATAACATTGATTTGACTCTTGCAACACAGTCAGGTACTGCAATGACTACAGGTAAGCTACGTATCTGGGCAGTCCTTATGGATTGTACTGATATAGGCGACATGGCTGCTAACGAAGTAGCACGTGACAACGCTTAACTAAATAATTGAGGGGCTGCTTTAGAGTGGCCTCTCTAACTGTATATAAAGGGATTCAAACATGGGCATTACAACAGCAATGTGTACAAGTTTTAAATCAGAAGTTCTTGGTGCGGTTCATGATCTGGATACCCACACTTTAAAACTTGCATTAATTAAAAGCGGTGAGTCTGGTACATATGGTGCAGCAACAGCTAATTATTCAGACGTTACAGGTAACTCTGACGAAGCATCAGGTACTAACTATTCCGCAGGTGGACAGAACCTAGACAGTGCCGCCATTACAGTAGACGGTACAACTGCAATAGTAGACTTTGCAGATGAAGTATTTTCTAACGTAACATGTTCTGCAGCAGGTTGTATAATATACAATTCCTCTGCATCGAACAAAGCAATATGCGTAATTTCTTTTGGTGGTACTGTAAGTGCTACAGCAGGTGATTTAACAATAGAATTTCCTGCAGCAGCAGCGAGTACTGCCGTAATACGTATTGCCTAACAAATGTCTTTCTATGACTCCTCTGATGCCCTGTATGGTACAGGTAGGCATGGGTCTGCTAGATACGGTAAAGTATCACCCAATGTAGCCTTATCAGGAGTTAGTGCAACTGGCGCAATAGAAACTGTAAGCGTTGGTGGTTTTGAAATTGACATATCTGAGAACCTACTCAGTGTATCAGTAACAGGTGCAATCGGTTCTGTCGGAGTAGGTAATAGTGCAACACTTACTGGTGTAAGTGCTACAGGTAGCATAAACACAGTAAAAGAAAATGTTGCAGAAGAATTAGGTAGTGTATCTGCCACAGGTGCTATAGGCACAATAGAGCCACAGGTAGATGAAAACCTTCTTAGTGTATCAGCTACAGGCTCAATAGGTACACTCAAAGTAAATGTAGACGAAAGTTTAGCAAGTGTATCTGCCACAGGCGCAATAGGTACAGTAGAAGCTAAAACTTCTGAAGATTTACTTAGTGTAACAGCTACATTCTCAATAGGTACAATTAAACCTAATGTATCTGAAACACTAGGAACAGTAGTTGGTACATTTGGTATCACTGCAGCAACAGCTAGATCATCTTCTAAAGCAGAGATAGTAGGACTAGCACTAACTGGTTCGATAAATGCACCAGAACCAGTAGTAGATGAAGCACTACAAAGTGTATCAGCTACAGGTACAATAGGTAGTATCAATGTAGTTATTACTGAAAAATTAGCAAGTGTATCTTCTTCTGCTGTAGTAAACTTACCATCAGCAAACGTGGCATCAATACAGTTTGATTACGAAGCAGTTAAACATAGATATAATAAAAGAAGAACTGTTATACTGCCAAGGGTTGCATAATGCCTACTACACCATCAGAAAGAACTGTATTAATAAGAAGCCAAGATAGGAAAGTTTATATTGATCCTGCCACCTTGACTTCATCTAGTGATAGGACTATAATAGTAGAACAACAAGATAGACGAGTTTTTGTAAAAGGAAAACCTACATCAGCAGATCGTGTTGTTTACGCAAATGAGGATTAAAAATGAGCTTTCGTTGGCCTAGTAAAGACCCAGATGAAACATTAGATTACAGTGTAGATTGGTCACGATTTCTTGACACAGCAAGTATCAACTCTGTTATATGGTTTGTAAAGTCATCTTTATACAATACCAAAACAAGATTAAATGCAGGGGCTAATCTTACTTCTGCTTCTAGTAGTGCGACTACAGATACTATTCAAAATGTATCTCAAACAAATACTAATACTGTTGCAACAATAAATATTTCTGGTGGGCAGAATAATGTAGAATATACTTTCTTTTGTCAGATGACAGATGATACAGGTAGTACAGCAGAACGTAGTATTAAACTACGATTAAAGGAACGTTGATATGGCATATGATTATCTTGGACTTATCAATGATGTAAACCGTAGATTAAATGAAGTAGAACTTACAACTAGTAATTTTGCTACAGCTACTGGTGAGTATGGCATGATAAAAGATGCAGTAAACGCATCTATACGTTATATTAATCAACATGAATACGAGTGGCCTTTTAATCATGTAACTGCTGACGAAACAATGACTGCAGGTGTTGTGCGGTATGCGTTTCCTACAGATGCAAAAACAATAGACTTTGATAGTTTTAGAATAAAACGTAATGCTACATTGGGCAATGACACAAAACGTGTTGCAATATTATCATATGAAGAATATTTAAATAAACATGTAGACATAGAATATAATACAACTGCTAATAGAGGATTACCTGATTTTGTTTTTAGAGCACCTAATCAAGAGTTTGGTTTTGTAAAAAATCCTGATAAAGCATATGAATATGTATATGAGTATTATCGTTTACCTGTAGACTTATTAAATACTACAGATGTTCCAACTGTTCCTGAACAATTTAGATATATTATTATAAATGGTGCTATGTACTTTGCTTATATGTTTAGAGGAGAAACCCAAGAATCACAGGTAGTACAACAAAGGTTTATGGAAGAAATAAAAAGTATGCGTAGTCTATATGTAAACCGCTACGATTATCTTAGGTCTACTGCAATAACACAGAATACAACATCAGTCAGTTCATTTAGAGTTTAACGTATGCCTACAAATCGTGAAACATTTCCCATACAGTTTAGTGGTGGGCTTATAAGTAATATGAGTCCGTTGCAACAGGGTTTACAAATGCCCGGTTCTGCAAGAATACTGAGAAACTTTGAGCCATCTATTGAGGGTGGATACAAAAGAATACTGGGATACGACAAGTACGATCAAGACATAATACCACCCTATGGTATACCTGTCATACACGGTGCATCACAAACTGGTACAACTTTAAATATTGCAAACATTAGGCAAACACCAGAACAAAACGACAAGTTTAAACTAGTACACGTTACTGCAAATATAAATGGTACATCTACTATTGCTTCTGCAAATGGACCAACCGCACTTGTTAATGGTGCAATAACAGCAGATAAAACTATAATTGTAGATACCGTTGCTTCAGGTACTATAGCAAAAGGCCAAACTTTAACAGGCGTAGGTATCCCAAGTAACATTACAGTATCTAGTGTTACAGCAGGGGCAGCAGGTAATTTTACTGTAGTATTATCTAGCAATGTAACTGTAGCAGATAATTTAGCCCTACAGTTTACTTTTAAAACTACTACTTTTGCCGTAGATGGTATAGTAGGCACTATTACAACAGGCATGGAAATTGTTGGCAATGGTATACCAAGAGGTACAACAGTACAGGCTTTTTCATCACCGAATGTTACAATAGGTAGTGCTGCTGATACTTTATCTTTAACACTTGCGGATGATACTGCACTAGAATTTAAAACTGAATATACTATTGGTGCAAGTATTAGTTTTGATGACGATGATAACAGAGCAACAATAGGTATATCACCTGCTCTTACTGCCTCTCCTGCTAATGGAGATGATGTAGAGTTTACTAGTACAAATACTAATCATCTTACAATAGGCTGTGGTGTTTTTCTTGACTCAGTTATTGTAGCCAGAAATGAAAGTTTAATTAAAACATCTGGCACTGGATTTACACTTGTAAATGTACCAGTTTATGGTACGGTTCTTGTAAATGGTGCATCACAAACTGGTAGCAGTTTAATTATAGATGGTTTAACTTCTACACCACAAATAGGTGATGTATTTAAAATTGCAGGTGTAGATAAAATATATACTGTAACTGCAACACCTACAGTTTCTTCTGGTGGAACTACAGTAGCAATTGATCCTGCACTAGCTAGTTCTCCTGCCGACAATGCAGCTTTAACTTTTTTAAGTACGTCACGAGAAAATGGTAGTAAAACTAGATTTTCTAGGTATAACTATACAGGAACAGAAAAAGTTGCAATAGTTGATGGTATTAATGTTCCTGCATTATACAATGGTTCTTTATTTACAGCACTAAATGATGCACCAACAGATGTAGCAGCAGCAGAGTTTGTAGTAAATTTTAAAAGTCATTTAGTTTTTGGTAAGTCAAACGTATTAACTTTTACTGCACCTTTTACAGATACAGACTTTACAGCAGCTAATGGTTCTGGTACAATATCCGTAGGATCAGCAATTACAGGATTAGTTGTATTTAGACAACAATTAATTATATTTACTGAATCGTCTATATTTCAAATTACTGGTAATACAATTGCAGATTTTCAATTACAACCAGTAACCACAGACATAGGTTGTGTAGATAAAGATACAATACAAGAAGTTGGTGGCGACATAATGTTCCTTGGTCCAGATGGCCTACGACTTTTAAGTGCTACAGATAGATTTAATGATTTTAATTTAGCTGTTGTATCTAAGACAGTACAGAAAGAAGTAACAGATTTTATTACCGCTAATACATCTTTTACTAGTGTAGTCATACGTAGTAAATCACAATACAGAATATTAGGTTTTAATAATAATATAGGACAAGCAAACGCCCAAGGCATACTTGGTACACAGATGGCAGGTCAAGGTGGCGAAGGAATGTCATGGGCAGATTTAAGAGGAATTAGAGCACATGTAGCAGACAGTAGGTTTTTTCAAAATGCAGAAACAATTGTATTTGCAAATGATGATGGATACCTATACCAAATGGAAGAAGGTAATAGTTTTGATGGAAGTAACATACAAACTACTTTTGCTACACCGTATATGCCAATTAATGATCCAAGAATACGTAAAACATTTTATAAGATGTTTTTGTATACTGATCCTCAAGGTAGTGTTTCGTTTGACGTAAGTTTAAAACTAGACTTTGACCAAAAGAATAGTGTACAGCCTACAAAGATTGACTTTAACAACGCTACAGGAACAGTTGCATTTATGGGCGCAGCTACATTTGGATCAACAGCAGTGTATAGCTCCAAACTAAAGACACTGTTTGAAACACAAATAATTGGATCAGCTTTTGTTGTATCTCTACAATACACATCAGATAGCGTAGACCCCCCATTTTCATTAGACGCTATTACATTAGAGTATACAACCAACACACGAAGGTAAAATAATATGGGTACAGGTTACACACGGAACGATACTGCAAACAACATTGCTGACGGTAACGTTATTAACGCTGCAGACTTTGACGGTGAATATGACGCAATTGAAGCAGCATTTAATTCTTCCAGTGGTCACACACATGATGGTACTGCAGCAGAAGGTGGTGCTGTTACAGTTATTGGTCCTGCTCAACAGCTAGTAGCAACTGCCACATCTATTAATCCAAGCACAAACGCAGGATTAGATTTAGGTACTTCATCATTACAGTTTAAAGATTTATATGTTGATGGTGTTGCTTACATAGACAGTTTTAGTGGAGACATGTCTATTGACACGAATAACAAATTACAGTTTCGTGATGCAGATTTATCTATAAGTTCTACTGCAGATGGTCAGTTAGATATTGCATCTGATACAACAGTAAAATTTACTTCGCCAGAAGTTATAATGACAGATGATGTAAGATTGCAAAGTGATGCTGCTGTTCTTACATTTGGTGCAGATGACGATATTAAACTTACACACGTAGCTGACACAGGACTTGGAGCAACAGCGGCTAGTGGTTTTCAACTATCACTACAAACATCAGACATATCTGTAGACAGCGGTAACACTATTGGTAAGATTAGTTTTAATGCCCCACTAGAAGATAGTGGATCAGATGCTAGACTTGTTGGTGCAGAGATTGATGCGGTAGCAGAAAATAACTTTGGTGCTGCAGATAACTCTACTGCTCTTGTGTTTAAAACAAATACTAGTGCAACAGCCACAGAACGTGTACGCATTAAGTCAGATGGTGACGTAGTATTTAAAGGCGCATCTGTTGATATGGCATGGGATACTAGTGCTAACGCATTAGACTTTCCAGATAATGCAAGTATTGTTGTAGGTACAGGTGATGACCTTACTATCACACACAATGGAACAAACACTAGTATTGTAAACGCTACAGGCGAACTTATAATACAGGGTGACGGTATTACCGTACAAAGTGATACTGGTACTGAAAAGTATATAGATATGGATGTTAACGGTGCAGTTAACCTATATCATAATAATGTAAAGAAAATAGAAACAACAGCAGATGGTGTAGATGTTAGCGGAGATATTAGTGTAGGTAACATTAATTTAGATGGAAACACAGTATCTTCTACAGATAGTAACGGCAATATAAATTTATCACCAAATGGTACAGGTACTGTTGTAATTAATACTGATCTTGATATAGATAATATTAACATTAATGGTAATGCTATCACATCTACAGATACCAATGGAAACATTGATATAGACCCAAATGGTACTGGTGTCGTTACACTAAAATATAATAATTCAGATGTACTAGAAACAACTTCTAGTGGTGTAACAGTAACAGGTACAGTAACTGCAACTACTTTTAGTGGTGCAATACTTGGAACAGTTGCAGCAGGGTCTACAGGTGTAACACAAAGTCAAGGTGACAATAGTACAAAACTAGCAACAACTGCATACGTAGATGCTGCAACTAATGCAGGTGGTACAACATCAGATGCATCTGCACTTGCATTCGCAATAGCTTTAGGATAAAATAATATGGCAAACACATTTAAAAATTATGTAAGTAGTTCGGCTGTAGGTACTTCAGAAGTAACAATCTACACCGTACCTTCAAGTACAACCTCAGTTATAATTGGTTGTAATATCGCAAACGTGACA